ACACAGGAGAACCTTGTTCTCACAGGCAACGGCATCACGTGGAACAACGAAGAAACCAAGAAGAAACTAGGAAAGAATTTCGACAGGCAGATATACAAGGCTGTCAGATCGGCACTCGTTGAGAGAGCCGCCTATGGCTTTTGGAATCTTGACCATCTCGAGGTTTATGAATTCAAGGAGTTTGTCGCTCTCATCGATGAGGAAGACGGAGCGATCAAAGCAGGCATCCGTTTTTGGCAGATAGACCCGACAAAACCTCTCCGAGCAACCATGTTCGAATTGGATGGCTACACCGATTATATTTGGACAAAAGAGCATCCCGAGGGAACTATTCTGCATGACAAGAGATCATATATCATCAAGGTCTCCAAGAGCGATGCAGATGGTGAGGAAATCTTGGAGGAGGACAACTATCCATCATTCCCTGTTGTTCCGCTCTACGGAAACGAAATGCATCAGAGCGAATTGATCGGTCAGAGAGGCAAGATCGATGCATTCGATCTCATCTCGAGCGGATACGTCAACGATGAGGATGCAGAGATTCTCTATTGGACAGTAACAGGATGTGGTGGCATGGATGACACCGATCTCTTACAGATGCTCGACCGATTGAGGAAGGTGAAGGCAACCACAGTTGAGAACGATGGACAGATTCAGAGCCATGTGGTTGATGTTCCTTACCAAGGAAAGGAAGCCATCCTCGACCGATTGGAAAAGCAGATATACAGAGATGCCATGGCATTGAACACAGATGACATCGCCAATGGTGCTGTTACGGCAACACAGATCGAGGCATCATATGAACCTCTCAATCAGAAACTCGATCTTCTCGAGATGCAGGTGCTTGATTTCATTGATGGCATTCTTGAACTCGCAGGAATCGATGATGATGCAACCTTCACGAGATCAAAGTTGGTCAACAGGACAGAGGAGATTCAAGCACTCGTTTCCGCAGGAATGTATCTCGAACAGGACTATGTGGTTGAAAAGATCATGACTCTCTTGGGAGACAAGGACAAGGTTGAGGATTCCCTCAAGAAGATCAACGAGGATGATATGCAGAGACTCTCTTTCGGAGAAGGTGAAAGCAACCCGACAGGTGAGGAGGGCAATCCACAGGAGGGTGAGTGATGGCTAAGATTCGCAGAGAGAAGAAAGAAGCGAATGATGCAGGCTATAAGAAGACAGACAAAGACCTCAAGAACATGGAGGCTCGTCTGTCTTCCCTTTATTCGGATGCAAACAAGGACATGGAATCCAAGTTGACCAAGTTTCTTGATCAGTTTGCCAAGGCAGATAAAGAGAAGCAGGCAATGGTCAAGGATGGCATCATCACTCAGAAGGAATATGTCGAATGGCGGCAGGGAAAGATGTTCATGAACAACAAGATGAGGATTCAGATTGACAGCCTTGCCGCAGATTTGACAAACACCGATAAATTGGCAATGCAGATGGTCAACGGAGAACTCCCGAGCATCTACGTCACTAATTATAACTTCCAAGGCTACAAGGCAGAGATGATGGCGAAGGCAGGCGGCATTGAGTACAATTCATTTACCATTTACAATGCCGAGGCTGTCGGAAGAATTGCCAAGAAAAATCCCGATCTGCTTCCTGCTCCGAAGGTGTCCATTCCGAAGGACATGAGATGGAACAAGCAGAAGATCAACACAGCCATCCAACAGGGAATTCTGCAAGGAGAACCGATAGAGGACATTGCCAAGAGACTCAGAGATGTCACTACGATGGACTATAATGCATCCGTGAGGAATGCAAGGACAGCAACCATTGGAGCGCAGAATGCAGGCAGAAGTGATGCCACAGCACGAGTCAAGGCGGCAGGAATCGAGATGGTGGATGTGTGGTCATGTGCTATCGATGCAAGGACTCGAGACACACACCTTGAACTCGATGGACAGGAGCGAGGAAAAGATGGATATTTCACCACCTTCACAGGAGAGAAATTGGAATATCCTGCTGACCCGAGCGGCTCTCCCGAAGAGGTCTATAATTGCCGATGCAGATTGAACTCCTTTATCAAGGGAATAGACCATTCCAAGGATGATGAATTGTACGAAGAATTCATGAAAGAATCTCACTATGATGATTGGCTTGAGCAGAAGAGGAGAGAACAAGATCATGACTCCAATGCTCACATGAAAACCCTCGAGAAAGACTACGTGAAGGAAAAGCAGAAAAATCTGAAAGATAGACGAAGGTAAATATGAGGAGGTGACATACATTGGCGAAGATCGATGTGAAGATGACAGATCACAAACAGGAGATTCTTGATGCTATGCATGAACAGGTGCAGGCGGCTCTCGAAGCAATTGGAATGGATGCGGCATCCACAGCGGCAGACAAAGCACCTGTGGACACAGGAACTCTCAAGAACAGCATTTCTCATGCTGTGGACGGAAACACAGTTTACATCGGAACAAATGTCGAATATGCACCTTATCAAGAACTCGGAACAAGCAAGGGAATCGTGGGAAAGCATTTCCTGCAATTTGGAGTCACAGCACACTCGGCAGAATACGCAAACATTATCAAGGAATACCTCCAAGGATGATTTTCATTTGATTTTCATTTAGTTGCAAATGATTTTCATTTGTGGTATATATGAAAATAGAATCGAATGCTACAAGCATTTAGCACCGAAGCAAAGGAGATTTGAATCATGGCATCATTATCAAGAAAGTTTCTCGCAGGAATTGGCATCGAAGATGAGAAGGTTGATCTGATCATTGAGAAGCATCAAGAAGTTCTCACGGAGGTCAAGGAAGAGAGAGACAGTTTCAAGACAGAAGCCGAGAAATTACCTGCTGTCGAGAAGGAATTAGCCGAACTCAAGAAGGCAACCGAAGACGGCAAGGAAAACTCATACAAGGTAAAGTATGAGGCTCTCAAGGAAGAGTTTGAGTCTTACAAGGCAGACATCGAGACGAAGGCAACACAGACAAAGAAGGAGCAGGCATTCAAGGCTCTCCTCAAGGATGTGGGAATCTCTGAGAAGAGAATCGAAGCCGTTCTCAAGGTTTCTGATCTCAGCAAGGTCGAATTCGATGAAGAGGGCAAGATCAAAGAAGAGGGCAAGTTGAAGGAAAGCATCAAGGAGGAATGGAGCGATTTCATCGCTACGCAGGAAACCAAGGGTGCAAGCACAGCAACCCCTCCAACAGGAACAGGCAAGGCAAGCATGACAAAGGAACAGATCAGAGCCATCTCTGACCCTATCGCTAGGCAGAAGGCAATGATGGAGAATCCCGAGGTTGTTGGTCTTCCTGTGAACAAAGAATAATTCAAAGGAGAGAAACGATTATGGCGGCAGAATCAAACGTAATCAAGAAGGCGCAGATCGCAAAAGTTCGTGAGTTAGATTATACTCAGTTGTTCGGTGAGAACGTAAAGAATCTCATCAAGATGCTCGGTGTTTCGAGACTCATCCCTGTGCAGGCAGGCACAGTTCTCAAACAGTTGAAGGTAACAGGCACACTCGGTAGTGGCATTGTTGCAGAGGGTGACATCATTCCTCTCTCTCAGTATGAGACAACGTGGACGGCTGTTGGCGAGGCTACACTCAACAAGTGGAGAAAAGCAACAACGGCAGAGGCTATCCTCAAGGGTGGCTTTGATCAAGCCGTAAATGATACAGACAAGAAGATGATTCTTGACATTCAGAAGGCTATCAGAGCAAAGTTCATCAATGGTCTTGCAACAGGAACAGGCACAGCAACAGGAACAGGCTTGCAGGCGGCTCTCGCAAATGCATGGGGACAGTTGCAGGTTGCTTTCGAGGACAACGATGTTGAGACAGTTTACTTTGTAAACCCTCTCGATGTTGCTGATTACCTCGGTGCGGCAAACATCACAGTTCAGACAGCATTTGGTATGTCCTACATTGAAAACTTCCTCGGTCTTGGCACAGTTATCATGACAGCCCTCATCGAGAAGGGTACATTCTATGCTACGGCAAAGCAGAATCTCAACGTTTACTACATCGATGTAAAGGGTGCTAACGGCATCGCAGAAGCATTCGATTTCACAACGGATGCAGAGACGGCTCTGATCGGTCTCCACGAGGAGAGCAACTATACAAGAATGCAGAGTGAGACAGTTGCTGTCAGCGGCATCGATATCTTCGCAGAAATGCCTGCAGGTGTTATTGTCGGAACAATTTCCTCAAACCCCTCTTGAGCCTCTCACTTAAAGCCGAGAGTGAAGAGGCGAAATTATTTGACGTAGATGTATCCGATATGATGGATGGTGTCTCCGTCACAGGCTCATCTGTAACAGGTACACTCAAATATTTGAGCGGCTCTAATGCCATCACAGATGTTTGGGGAGAGGGATATTTCTTCTGCTTTACCCTTGCAGACAATTCCTTCACAGGTCTTGATTCCGTCAAGGTCGGTGTTGAGCCATCACAGGGAAGCGGTCTCGTTGAGATCATCAATGACCCCGACAAGAATGGCATCGTGAAGATCGGTGATGACGTAACACAGAAGTTCGTCATCTTGCAGACAAAGGGAACAACCAAGAAGAAGCAGGTCTATGATCTTAGCGGCTTGGTTTTGGCTGAACCCGAAGCAGAAGGTTAATTGTTCCACGTGGAACATTTGAAGAAAGGTGACAACATATGGAGAAGATGCTCACAGAAGTATGCCATGAGGTGAACAACTATTTCCGCAGGGATTCCGTTCGCAAAACATTCTCTGTGGTTGATGGTTCATTGGTTGGCATTCCCGATGGTTTCCTCCAAGAGGGACAGTATTTCCTCATAGAGGGAAGCATCTTCAATGATGGTGTTCATAAGTTCGATTCGAAACTCGTTTTGACGAACGAAACCGATTTCTTGGGCAACATTTGGTCATTGGCTATTCCCCCCGAATTCCTTGACCTTGTTGCCGAGATTTCGGCATGGGAAACGAAATATGGCGGTGCGGATAGTGCCGCCAATTCTCCATTCTCAAGTGAATCTTTTGGTGGCTATTCTTATTCAAAGAGTAGTGCAGGAAACACATCAGATGGTTCTTCTGACGGCTCGAATTGGAAGACAGTATTTGCATCTCGTCTCTCTAAGTGGAGAAGAAAGAGAGGCATTGTATGAGCCTTCTGAGCGAAGCCTATGAAGAGATGATCATGGTTGATAAGACAACATTGAAGGATGGCAGAGGCGGCATTGAGACAGTATGGAAGGATGGAGCATCATTCATGGGTGCTGTTACCCTTGATTCATCAATGCAGGCAAGGGTGGCAGAGCATGAGGGTGTCACGGCTCTCTATACGATCACCACGAACCGATCAATCAATCTTCAATATCACGATGTCTTTCGAAGAAAAAGCGATGGAAAGATATTCCGAGTCACATCTGATGGTGATGATAATCTGACCCCTAAATCAGCATCATTGGACATGAGGCAGGTTTCAGCAGAAGAATGGGAGTTGACATGATGGACGAACAGCAGGCTTTAGATTACTTTTGGAATCAGTTCGCTCCTGCTTATGAAGAGAACTCTGTTCCCGATGAAGAGACGATGAAGGAGTTGCATCCGAATGGGCAGGTTTATCCTTACATCACGTATCAAAAGATCATTGGTTCACTTGATGAACCTGTTTACCCGACAGCATCCATTTGGACAAGAAGCGATTCTTGGACGGAAGCGGATGAAATCGTGAACAGCATCAATGCCGATCTCGATCATGGTGGTGTGATCATCAAGATTGAAGGCGGCAGAATGTGGATTGTCAGAGGGAATCCATTTGCGCAAGCAATGAGTGACACCGACAAGACGATTCGCAGATATTTCGTAAATATAGCCGTGGAATTTTTCACGGAATAATAGAATTGTTCCACGTGGAACAATTTCGGATTGGAGGCAAAAATGAGATTCACAAAAATCCCGAGAAGCACCTTTGATGAGTTGCAGGTTGAGGCAGGATTGCTCCTTAAGAATTTCGACCCGACCACAGGTGCTTTCGCAGATGAAGATATTCTCTCTGCAACAACAGGCGGCATCACAGTAAATGTCACACCTTCGTTTTCCGATTTTGGAGAAGATGTTGACAATTGTCCAAACAACACCATGGAGTTGAAGAGAATTGATGATGTTGATGTCAATGTAACAACAACGGCAATTAACATCTCTGAAGACAACATCAAGTATATGCTCGGTGCGGCTGACACAGATGCAGAGACAGGTGTGATCACAGTTAGAAAAACTCTTGCTCTTGCCGATTTCAAAACCATTTGGTATGTCGGTGATATGGCAAATGGTGGCTTCATTGCTGTCAAGATCAAGAACGCTCTTTCCACAGGTGGTTTTTCTCTGAAAACATCGAAGAAGGGAAAGGGCAATGTGAGCCTCACACTCACAGGACATTTCTCCATCGATGATGTTGATGATGTTCCTGTTGAATTCTATCTTGGAGGCGCAGAGGAATCCTTTATCGCATTCAACAAGCAGGCTCTCAACCTCAATGTTGGTGATGTAGCCATCCTCGATATCGAATACAATCCTGCATCTCTTGCAGAGGATGCTCTTTGCAACCTCACAACGGATGTCTCACCTGTCAAGGGTGCATTCACAACAGACAAGAAACAGTTGATTGTAACAGCGAGCGATTCCGTCACAGGAGAGGCTGATCTTATGGTTTATGTAGGTGCTATACAGGCACATTGCACCTGCACAGTAGTAGACCCCGAAGCACAGGAAGGAGAAGGCTAATTTATGAGACTCAACGAGTTTAAAGGCGAAGAAGCATTCAAGGTGATGGGAAGAGTGGTCAGATCACTTCGTGGAATGTTCAAGGATGAGAAGGTGTTGAAGATTACCACCGATAAAGAGGAAGGATGGATTCTTGAATTCCTCGAGTATTCTCTTTCCGAACAGGCGAAGATTTGGCTTGATCTTTTCTGCACATTGAATCCCGACATCAAGGCAGAGAATGTGACCACAATGGATGTCATTTCCTTTGCTTACGAATTCACACAGGATGAACAGATGATGAGCCTTTTTTTCTCGCAGAGTCAGATGAAGCCGAAGACCTCTATTGGCTCTGCTACGGAGAATATAGAGGTCTGAGAGAGGTAGACCTTTTCATCAGATTTCTCATTGCTAAGAAGAACGAAAGAGAGCGAGCCGAGGTGTATAAGATGTATGTCTCGGACTCGCTCCTTTTGATTCAGAAAACTCTCGGAATCGATCAGAAATATCGATACGCAGATTTCATGGAAGCAAAGCCTCTTGAGAAGGAGGACAAGAGAACAGGTGAAGAGATCATCTCAGATATTTCAAAGAAAGTAAGAGGATATTAGCATGAATGTATTCGAATTATTCGCAACATTATCACTTGATACCTCACAGTATGATGAGAGCCTTGACGAAAGCGAAAAGAAAGGCTCATCTTTTGCATCCAAACTAGGGACAGGAATGGCAACGGCAGGCAAGGTTGCAGGAGCGGCATTGGCGGCAACAACAGCGGCAACCATTGCAGGAGGCAAGGCATTCGTTGATGGTGTTTCTTCCATGGCGGCATATGGCGATAATATCGATAAGATGTCGCAGAAGATGAACATGAGTGCAGAAGCATTCCAAGAGTGGGATTTTGTCATGCAACACAATGGCACTACCATTGAGTCAATGCAGGCATCAATCAAGACTCTTTCAAATGCGGCTGAGAACGGCTCAGAAGCCTTCGAACAGTTAGGCTTATCGCAGGAAGAAATCTCTAACATGAGCGGTGAGGAGTTATTCTCGGCTACAATAACGGCATTGCAGGATGTAGAGAGTGAAACACAGAGAACAGCCTTGGCAGGAAAGTTGCTCGGAAGAGGCGCAACCGAACTCGGTGCATTGCTCAACATGACAGCCGAGGACACCGAAGCAATGAAACAGCAGGCACATGAATTGGGAGGTGTTCTCTCCGATGATGCTGTCAAGAGTGCGGCTCAATTTCAAGATAGCCTGCAAAATATGCAGACCTCGATGAACGGAGTGAAAAACAACCTCCTGTCTTCCTTCCTGCCGTCCATGTCAACAGTTATGGACGGATTGTCACAGGTCTTCTCGGGAGATGCTGAGAAGGGACTCAAGGACGTTGAGAAGGGTGTTGGCGATCTCGCCACAAACATCTCAAAACAAGCACCAAAATTCATTCAAATTGGTGGCACTATCATCAATGCTTTGGTGTCTTCGATCACACAGAATTTACCTGTGCTTTTGCAGAGTGGTCTCTCTGCCGTCAAAACTATCGGTGAGGGTATAATTTCGAACCTCCCTGCCATCCTCGATGCAGGAATTTTGCTGATCAAGGAAATTGCCATGGGACTCGTAGAGAATGCCCCTGTTCTGATCGATACGGCATTAACCTTGGTGGTCACTCTTGCCACAGGTATCGGAGAAGCCGCTCCCGATCTGATTCCTGCCATCGTGGATGTCATATTGTTGATCGTTGAGAAATTGACAGAGCCGAACACGATCACTCAGTTGGTGAATGCAACTTTTGTTCTCATGGGTGGCATTGCCACAGGCATCATAAGGGCAATCCCTTCCATCGTAAAAACAATCCCCCAATTGGTCAAAAATTTGGTGCTTTCGATTCAGCAGAATTTTCCTCAGATCGTCAGTTCATTGTTCGCTCTTTTGAGTGATCTCTTTGTCGAGGTTACGTCAGCAATTTCCGAAGCGATGGGAACAGATTTGCAGACAGTTGGAGATGGTCTCCGAGCAATCGGTGAGACGATCACAAATGCCTTCAATAATATCAAGAGTTGGTTCTCTGATCTTGGCACAAATCTTGCCACATCCGTCTCAAATATGTGGGCGAACATCAAGCAATTCTTCACAGATGGCTTGAATGGTGCTAGAACCATCGTAGAAACGATTCTGACATCTATCAAGGATAAATTCTCATCTATCCTCGAGGGCGCAAAAGAGATAGTACGTGGAGCGATTGAGACCATCAAGGGATTCTTCAATTTTGATTGGAAATTGCCCGATCTCAAATTGCCGCATTTCAAGATCAAGGGTGAATTCTCACTTGACCCTCCATCTGTTCCGTCCATCGGTGTTGATTGGTACAAGAAAGCCTACAATGATGCATACCTGTTGAACGATGCAACCATCTTCGGAGCGGCAGGCGGCAAACTCCTTGGAGGAGGAGAAGGCAATGGCTCGGAGGCTGTTGTCGGAACAGGATTCTTGAAGAACATGATGAGGGATGTTCTCCGTGAACAGGGATATGGTTCATCACCGAATGTCATCCAAGTTTACATTGGAGAAGACAAGATCGATGAATTTGTGGTAAACTCAACACAGAGAGCAAACTTCTTGAGTGGAGGTAGATGATCATGTCTCTTTCGAAAATGAAATTTGACACAACAGAGATTCCATTCCCGAAGACCTTTTCTGTGGCTGAGAATAACATCCAAGAGGAACAGCAGGCAGAGGGAGGCAGGAGCATCATTCAGAGAGTGAGGCAGGGTGTCCTTGAGGCATCCATAAGCACCACAGCCTTGTCTGATGTCCTCAAGACGTACAAGGAATTTTCCAAGAAGGATTCATTTGTCTTCACGTACTATGACCCATTAACGGAAACACAGATCGAGAAGACAGTTCACATGGAGGGATTCAACTATGCTCTTGTCGAAAAATCACAGGATTTTTCTATCACGAATGGAATCTATGTCATAACCTGTGTGTTGAGGGAATTCTAA